GCTGTGCGATATAGGACGCGATGTCAAAAGCGGAATCATGCAGCAGCTCGTTGGTGACCTTGACCATGCAGCCCAGCTTGAACGCAGACAGCGTCTCCTGGCTGAATGTCATGTCGGATTCCTGAATTGCTGCACCTTCCTCGATCCATGTAGCACTGCCATTATCCATGGCGATCGGAATCGTTCTGGTGCCGGAGTTGGTATGAATGGTCTTTGCGAGTCTTCTGAAGACGTTGTTCTCCTCCAGCGCTTGGATCAGCTGTCTCTCAAACTCATCCGGCACCGTGAAGCCGCCGTTCTGATCGACGCCGACGGACAGCGCATCACGCACTTCCAGAGAGCTGTTGCCGCGCATCATGTTCCAGAAAGCCTCACTGTACTTGGCAGTCGCGGTGGGACGCATAGGCTCCTTCTTCTGACCTGCCTTCGGGTCCTGATGGACCGGTGTGGATGTTGCCGCAGAGAGCTTGGCGTCCATCTCCATCTGGTCTTCGAGGCGTTTGATCTCATCACCCAGCGCCTTGACATCAGATGCCATCTTCTCGTACTGCTCCACTGCGGAAGCCTCGACGAGTCCGTTTGCGTCCCTGTGCTCCTCCAGAAAAGCCTTCGTCTGTTCCCACAGGGTATTTCTCTTATTTCTGAGCTCAATAATCTTACTCATAGTAGTTTCCTCCATTTTTGCAATAAAAAAGCCGGATCCCTTATTTCAGGAAATCCAGCTGGTTTCTCAGTATTTCATAGGGCATGGCGCCGTCCTTTGTTTTACCGTCCATTCCAATCAGCGGTTCTTCTCTTGCCCTGGGCTGCAGCTCATCGCTGATACCCAGCCTGTTTAAAATCGCCTGATCCATCATCCGGCTCGAATACATTTTTGCCTCCGCAGTGGTGGCAGTGTCCTTCTCTTCCGGCTCAGGATCCGGCTCATTCTCTGCAAACAGCACCTCATCCGCGAAGCCGAGTTCCACTGCCTTCTTAGCATTCATCCAAGTCTCGTTGCTCATAAGCTCCGCGATCTTACTTCTGCGCATACCAGACTTTGCCGCGTATGCATTGATGATTGATTCTTTAACTTCATTTAAGGTTTCAATTGCCTTCTCCATGTCCTTCGCGTTCCCCATCGCAATGGTGGAAGGGTCATGGATCATAAGGAGCGCCGTGGGAGACATGAGCACTCGGTTTCCCGCCATCGCAACAACCGACGCCGCCGACGCCGCGATCGATGCGATCTTCACGGTGACAGCTCCCTTGTACTCCTGCAGCATCGTGTAGATCTCCGCAGCAGCAAACACATTTCCGCCAGGGGAATTGATCCAAACAGTCAGGTCTCCTTCCTCCGCTTCCAGTTCATCGCGAAACATCTGCGGTGTGATCTCATCTCCCCAGAAGGATTCCGAGTCGATCGGCCCTTCCAGACGAAGGACTCTCCCGCCTGTATCATCCCTGATCCAATTCCAAAACTTATTCATCGCTTACCTCTCTTTCTGTTGTCCGGCTCTTCTTCCTTTTGCGGTTCCTGCTGCGTGATCTGCTGCTTTCCGGCATCTTCGAGCTTGACGTATCCGCCGTTCAGGTAATAATCATCGCCGCCCTTTTCTGCCGGGATCAGATCCCAGTTTTCCAGTCGGTGTATATCATTGGGAGACAGAAATCCGTTACTGATGCCGGTCGCGTATCCCTGCATCCTCGACTGGTAATCACCGCGAAGAAGACCGTCCACGTTAAACTTCGGAAACAGCTCATCCTGCTCTCCTTCGATGAGCAGGTCCTTGATGATCGCCTGCTCGAAGCGGACGAGCCATGGCGTCAATGTATGAACCACGAAGTCTATACTCTGGTGTTCAATATTTGAGAACGTCGCGTGCTCCAGATCCTGCACCATGTGAGGCGGCACCCGGAAGATCCTGCAAATCTCATTGACGCCGAACTGTCTGGTGGAAAGGAACTGGCTGTCTTCCGGCGGAAGTGAAATCGCTTTGTACTGCATGCCCTCTTCGAGGACGGCAACCTTGTGGGCATTGTTCGGGCCGCCGTAAACAGCCGACCAGTTCTCCCGGATCTTCGACGGGTCTTTCAGCACGCCCGGATGCTCCAGCACGCCGGACGGCTGTGCGCCGTTCTTAAAGAAGCTGCTTCCGTATTTCTCGACTGCCAGCGTTGTCCCCAGCGCGTTCTTCATCATGGCAATCGGGGAAAATCCCACAAGCCCGTTGAAGCCAAGCCCCGGAACATGGAAGATCTCGTCCCGGCGGAAATAGATATCCTTGTTGTTCTCTCCCGGCTTCTCATCCGTGTAGGCGTGGTAGATATAAAAGATCTGTCCCTTCTCGTCCCTGTCGATCTCCATGTTCTCAGGGAGCAGCGGATACAGACCGAGGATGCCGTTCTTGCCATCCCGTATGATCTGTGCATAACAGTTCCCCCACAGGAGCAGATGCGTCATCATGACTTCCCTGAACGAGAAGCTCGTCATCTCCGGATTCGGCTGCCGGTACAGCAGCTTATACAGCGGATGATCTGTGGCTCTTTCCTTTGCGCTGCCGCCGTCCATTGATCGGTACAGATGCAGCGGAAGGCCAGCCACCGTCTCCGCGAGGAGCCGGACGCAGGCATACACCGTCGCAATCTGCATGGCGCTTTTCTCATCCACGCGTTCACCGGAATCGGCCCTGCCGAACACAAAGGTCTGCCCGGAATCGCGCACGTTATCCTCAATCTTCGGAAGCTCAGGATCATCCCTGGGGCTGATCCCCAGCCATTCTAAAAATCCCATAATAGTTTCCTCCAAAAATAAAAGGACCGCCCGTTTTCCGGATGGCCCTTGCACTTTTCCACGCTATTACTATAGTCCTTTTCTCAAGGACAATTTTATATGATTTTGGACATCAGAATACATAAAGCCCTCTCTCGTCGTATACGCTCCCCTGCTGCTCGTGGCGGATGCAGCGATCCAGTGCCATGATCGCCGCCACAATGCCGTCGATCTTCTCCGGTGATTTTGCCTTCGTCGGTTTGATGTTTTCTGCAGCGTCTCGGTCGACCACAACATTCCCGCTCATCCACCGCATCACCGGGTTCCCGCCATGGATGATGTTCCCTTCCATGAGGAGCTTCAGAAATTCCTTTGTGGGCGGACTCATATCCTTAAAGCCCTGTCCGAAGGGAACGACTGTGAATCCCATCCCCTCAAGATTCTGCACCATCTGAACAGCTCCCCACCGGTCGAAAGCAATCTCCATGATGTGGTACTGCTCACCGAGCTTTTCGATGAATTTCTCAATGAAGGCATAGTGGATCACGTTCCCTTCCGTCGCCATAATATAGCCTTGCTTATGCCAGACATCATAAGGCACTGATGCCCTGCGGACCCTGAGTGGGATCGTGTCTTCCGGGATCCAGAAGAAGGGAAGCATCACGTACTTCTCCGTCTCGTTCCTGGGCGGGAACATCAAAACAAATGCCGTGATATCGCCGGTGCTGGAAAGATCCAGTCCGCCGTAACACTCACGGCCCTTCAGTGCATCCATGTCGATCGGGATATTGCCGAGATCATAGATCTGCTCCGGAATGAAGCGCGTCAACGATGATACCCACATATTGAGGCGGAGCTGCTTAAACACGTTCTCTTCCGCTGGGTTCTCCTTGGCTTCGAGAAACGCCTCTCTGACACGGTCGATCCGGATCGTCTGCCCGAGGGACGGATTTGCCTTGTACCAGTTCGCCTCGTCCGTCCAGTCGTCATCATCCGTCAGGCCATAGACCACTGGATAAAATGTGTGGTCAATCCTTCTCCCGGCAAGGATATCCAGCGCTTTTGTGTGAAGCTCAAAGCAGATGCTCTCCTTGTCTGTCCCTGCGGTCGTGATGAGAAAGTACAGCGGCTGCTCACGGGCATCGCCGGAGCCCTTGGTCAGGACATCGTAGAGTTTCCGGTTTGGCTGAGCATGAACTTCGTCAAAGACAAGGCCTGAAACATTCAGGCCGTGTTTGGTGCCGACTTCAGCAGAAAGCACCTGATAGAATCCGGCATTGGAGTAGTTAACGATCCGCTTGGTGGCTGCAGCGATCTTGGACCGTTTAAGGAGCGCTGGTGACTTCTCTACCATTCTCTTTGCGACATCGAATACGATGGACGCCTGCTGCCGGTCAGCTGCAGCGCCGTAAACTTCTGCGGACGGCTCGTTATCAGCATAAAGAAGATACAGCGCGACCGCTGCAGCCAGTTCGCTCTTGCCGTTTTTCTTCCCGATCTCGACGTATGCCGTTCTGAACTGCCGGTTCCCATCCTCATCCACGATCCCAAAGATGTCCCGGATGATCTGCTCCTGCCAAGGCAGAAGCCAGAACGGTTTTCCGTCCCATTTTCCTTTTGTATGGCGCAGGTTCTCGATGAACCGCACGGCCCTGTCGGCCTTCGCCTTATCGTAATGCGACTCCGGCAGCATAAACGGGGTCGGCTTGTAATCTAATAGCCTCGGATAGTCCGCAGGTCTCTTTTCTCTTGGCATCAGACATCACCTCCCATAGCCGGTAAAAATCCCTGCTCATTCAGGGTTGGAAAATTCAGCGTAGCAAACTCTCCAAAGAACGATCGTGCTGCCCTGTCATACGCATGCGCAGCTTCTTCTGCTGTTGAAAACAGGCCAAGGTAATGTCTTCTTCCATGTTCACAAATCCTCGCATGAAATCCGCTGGACCGCTTATCACGATAAATGCCCTTATAACCTGTTGTGTTTCTGCTGGAAATCCTGTAATTCCAATGATTCTCAGTATTAGTAGCTACACGGAGATTTTGTCTCCGGTTATCAAATGGATCGCCATTAATGTGATCCACTACGCTATCATTACCAACATCCAGCAGAATATGTGTGACTAAGTCTCTCTTTCTATGAGCGGTTACATAGCCGCGATCGTCGACGGAACACACCGTCTTTTCAAAAAATGGCAGGTCACATCTGTCAAAGATGAAGGACCTGCCATTTGAACAATGATATCGATAATAATCATTTTCAGCTTCTATATGATTTTTACTACCCATTTAACAGCTCCTCCATCTCGTCACCATTTTTATTATTCGTGCTGTCCGCAATAATCCGAGACCTGGAAGATGGCGTCAGACCGAACTGCTCCGCAAGACGGTTCATGAGCTTCAGATAGGTCTGAGCAATAGACACCTGGGGAACCGTCTGCCAATACCCGGACGGTGTCTTGACGATCGTCCCGTGCTGCGTGATGAATTCCTCAGCCTCCTTCCATCTGGCGTACGCCTGACAGTACCCGGCAAACGCCGCCATATCCACTTCCGTCAGGACCCCCATCTGTTCCATCTTTTTTGCGAGCCTGCGCCACTCTTTTTTGGCTTCCGGCTCCAGCCACTTCGGGCAGGAGGGAGCTTTCTTGTCCGGCCTCGGCTCATTGTCGTTCAGTTTTCTTTTGCCCGGATTCCCTTCCAGCACTTTCAGTGCGGTGGGAGTGGGCTTTCTTCCCCTCGTCGCCATAGGTATTCCCTCCTTTCCTGATGGCAATAAAAAAAAGACCTTCCGGCCTTCACTACGAGAAACAGCCCGCTGTGGGCTGCGTCTCTGGTATTTTTTTTGTTTTGTTCCTTACTTCTGCTGCATCGCCCAGAGGATTGCGTGGCCGTCATCCTCGAACTCGACCTCGCTGGCTTCTCTCAGCCCGATGATCCCTTCGCAGGAAAGGTCGTCGTCCAGGTGCTCGTAAACCGCTCCGAAATAGCTGGGCTTTCCCGCTCCGTTGTAGTAGTGGCCTGCAACCAGGATCCTGTCGCCGAAGGTCAGAACCTTGCTCCAGCGGCTTTCAATGTCCTCGGGTGTGGTAGGGTTCGGCAGTCTGTAGGTTCTCATTGCTTTTTCGATCGTCATTTCTTTGTCCTCCTTATCTTACCTTGCCGGTTCTGACTACTCTGAGCTTGTAAATCTCTTCGAAGGTGGCGCCCTTAAGGCTGATCCCGAAGGCAAGCTCGATCTGCTCCTGGGCTTCGAATCTGTTGTTTGCTTTTGCGCTGTAGGCTTTTCCGTTCTTCTTGAAGGTGTAGGTTGTGTGCATTTTTGTTTCCTCCGTTTGCTTTGTTTTCCCTTTCGGTATGTGTAGATTAACTCTGACGCACATTTATATCCAGTTAATTCGGATCATATATGTAACAAAGATCTACGGCGAAAACTGTGTATATTTACACGAGCAAAAGGCCCTTCCCTGGGCCTCATGCTGACCGGCTTCGCTTACCTTACCGCAATCAGGGCGATCGTGCGGTTCCTCCTGTAAAGGAGTGCGCTGGCGTTGCGGCAGCGATTCTCGATCGCTTCTGACTCTGCCTTCTGTTCTTCGGTTGCGTGCCAGGCGGCGCCGGGCTCGTCTCCGAAAACCTTGTAAGCTGCACCCCAGTTTACGTGGTAGGAGCTGTTGCATTTATAAAGGATTCCTTCCTCTTCGAAGGCTTTGACCTCCCTTTCGATCTCGTCCAGCTCCGCCTGGATCGCCATCCTTACGAATGCCTTTTTGCAGTTCCTTAGAAGGATCTCCATCGCGTAATCTGCCTGTTCCTCACTGCCGGTCATTTTGATAAGTTCCTGCTTTGTCATTGTCTTGTCCTCCTTTTTACGCTCTCTCGATGTCCACCAGCCAGCTGGCTTCGGGGTGCTTCTCGCCGGTTGCTTTCTCTGTGACCAGGCGCTCTTCGTCAATGTAATGCAGGCCCTTGCCAACCTTGATCAGCCTGACCGCTTCGTATCCGGGAAGGCTTGTGCGGTAAACCCTCGCGTTTCTGCTTTCTCCGTCGTAGCTCTTGCCGTCCCAGCCGTTAAAGGTGAACCGGATGCTCTCGCGGGTCTTTGTGAAGTGGGCTTCGAATTCCGCCCTTGTGATCGTCGTGTTGTAATTCCTAAGCTGCAGGCTGTTTCTCATTTCGTATGCGTTCATGGTGTTCCTCCTTTGTGATGGCTGTGTTTTTCGTTAGTGTATTAATCACTCTAAAGCACATATATATCCAGTCATTTCGGAGGCATAAAACCGATAAAGATGCGCGGAGGAAACTGTGTACATATAACGAGAAAAAGCCGCCTCTGCGGCCCTTCCCGGCAGGTCTTATCCGAAGGCGATAAGCCCGTCCTTGTGCATCCATCCGCCAGGTGCGGGCTTAGTTTTCGCGGGATCCGCGATCCATTTGCCGATCTTGGGTGCCTCAAGGATCAGATCACCGGTGATCTTGTGGAATCCGACCACCGTCGCGGTGATCCCGAAGTTGATAACCTGCTGGCCGATGTAAAAGTTTGTCATGAGGGGCTCCTTTCTGCGGCTCTGCCGCGAGGGGTGGGTGTGTGGTTATTCGAAGGGAAGCGGCTCGTCGTCCATCCAAAGCTCTGTGGCTTCCTGATCGTGCTCCTCTTCCGCTCCGGGCTCCCAAAACCTGCTCGGAAGGTTGTCGCGTCTGTCTCCGTATCCAAGGTCCTGTCTCTGCTTCATTTCGGTTCCTCCTCTCTGTTCGTGCCTGTTCAAATCGCCCTGAGGCTCAGCTTTGTGTATGGTGTGCCGAATGCGTCGCGCTCTTTGATCAGCTGCTGCATGTCCCTCTTCAGGATCCTTACGCGCTGCCCTTTGTAGCCTTCAGGCCATCCCCAGTTGCTCGTCATGCTCTCGTTGTATGTGTAGATCCAGCCGTTCATTCTGAAAGCCTGCTTTGTCGTTGTCCTCTTTGCCATTTTCTTGTCCTCCTCCGCTTTCTGGTGCTTCGTTTTTCGTTAGTGTATTAATCACTCTAAAGCACATATATATCCAGTTCTTTCGGCGGTATAAACCTGACAAAGATCAGCGGCAGAAACTGTGTATTTTACAGCCGTTCTATCTGGCAGGTCATGCCGTCGACCTCGACGATCCGCCAGTCGGATCCCCGCCATCGGACCTCCAGAATCCGTACGCCGGTGTAGGCGTTGCTGCGCTGCCGGTCGGAGAGCACGTTTCCGTGCTTCTCCATCCAATCCGCTATGTTTGCCCTGAGCCTTGATTCCTGTTCCATCTTGTCTGCGTAGTTGATCATCCCCGGCCTCCCTTCACTGAATGCTGAAAAGGTAACCGTGGACCTTTTCCCTTTTGCCGGTGGTCCAGTCTTTGTGGATGCTGTTGAGCTCGATCAGGCCAAGGAGCCTGCAGCCGTTCTGCTGGAAGATCCATGCGCTTTCCACCGCGCTGCTCCATCCGGAGGAAAAGGTGAAGTGCTCGAATCCGTACTTTCTGAGGGTCTGCAGGACCCCGACCTCATCGTGGATCGCGATGCTCAGGTCGATGTACTCGTTGCCGCATTCCTTCATCTGCTTGTAAAGCCGGAAGGCGAATCCGAAGTCGCTGTCCTCTGTCTCCAGAACCTCTTTTTCCATCGCCTGGTATTCTTTTCTGGCCTTTTCCATCCCGACCTCGTCGCCTGCTGCCTTGGCTGCTTCGTAAGCTCTCTCAAGCTCCGCTTCCCTCGTGTAAACCTGCTCTAATGTGTGCTTCATGGTGTTCTCCCTTCCGCCCCTAGGGCTGTGCGTTTTCTTTTCGTAGTGTATTAATCACTCTAAAGCACATATATATCCAGTGAATTCGGAGCATAACCTGCACAAAGATAGAGCCCTAAAATGTATCACAATTTCAGCCCGTATTCCGCAGCGTTGAACGGGGTTTTTCTGGGGAGGGCCTTATATCCGGCAGCCGCGCAGATCTTCTCGACCTCCTCATCGGAAAGGATCCGCTGCACCCGGATGCTGCCGGTGATGATCCACTTGCCCAGCATCTGGGGACTGGTCTTATACCGGTAAAAGCCCTGTTCCGGAACCTTCGTCAGCATCGCCTTCCGCTCGTCGAACCGGCCATTCACCCAGCCGTTTTTATCCGCTTCCTCCTGATAGTCGTAGCAGTCGACGTATACGCACTCACACCAGACTTCGTCGTCATGCATATACTTAATCTGTCCGTCCTCCTTGATCCCGATATGGATTGCCAGCGGGATATCCGACAGGTGCCAGCCCGGCCTGAAAGCGAGCGGACCGATCCGCGACTTCACTTTTCCTTCGTCGGTCCGTGGTCCCTCGGTCGCATCGGTCCATACGCCGATCGGCACCGGATCATCAGAGAGCACATACAGCGGGAAAAGCTCCCCCGGTCGATTTTTCTTTACCCTGAATAGCTTGTATCCGATCATGATCATCACCACAAGAAAAGGAGCCCTGCGGCTCCCTTCCCCTCTCCTTTCTCAAAGGTGGTATTTCTGTCCGGTGATGATGTTCACCACCGTCTTGCCTCTTCCAAAGGCCGCCCGCATCTCTTCGAGCTCTTCCTCGGTGGCGGGCCTTGCGTTTTTGCGGTACTCTTCGAGCGCCTTCGCGGTCTCTTCTTCCCGTGCCTTCGTGGTCGCCTCTGCGTCAACCGCGTCCGTGATGTAGGTGAGCTTCTCGAGCATGTCGCTCATCAGGACCCTCCCGATCCGGTTTCTCGCCACCCCGCTTCCGTCGATGGTGATGAGGCCCTGCTCCAGCTCCTCCCTGACCTTCTCCAGTTCCTTCTCTGCGCTCTGTTTCCAGTATGCTCCAAGGGCTCCGCTCAGTTCCTTTTCAAATCTCGTCATGGTCTTATCCTCCTTCGTGGGTATGTGTTTTTCGTTATGGTATTAATCACTCTAAAGCACATTTATATCCACTCATTTCGGAGGTATAAACTGTACAAGGATTCCGGCGGCATATTGTCTACATTATTTCGCCGGTCATGATGAAGTGCGCGTACTCCTTCCGGTGGTCGATCAGGAAAAGGACCAGTTCATAGTAGCCCAGCCGGTTTGCGATCTGCTGCACCATGGGGACATCAAACATGTTCGTCTCACCGGTCTCCCTGACCGCCAGGATCTGCCTGCGGACGGTGTCGGTAAACTCCCCGACCAGCACTCTGCACTGGTCTTCACCGTAGGCAACCCCGAGGCTGCTGCCGGTATCCCACTTCACATGGATCGTACCGATGTCGTCGACGGCAGTCACCGTTCCCTTTGTTCCGACCGGTGGTGCCTGGGCGTCGTCCATCCGGACCAGCTCCACCCGCGTTCCCTCCGGGTACCTCTCCCGGAGATCTTCCAGCAATTCCTTACAAATGTTCTTCATATCCTTCTTCTCCTTTCCGAAGGCTCTACCCTTCTACCACCTTAAGCCCGCCGGTGGCGGGTAAGGCTGCAGGAGGCTGGCTCCTTCGTTTATGCGGTGCGTCCGTGGCGGAAGGCCGCGTCCCCGGGAAGGTTCCTCGTCAGGATCTCCCTTGCGGTTTCGAATTCCTCCCCGACAAAGCCGAGCCGGATCAGCCAGGTGCGCATCGCGAATTTCGGGTTGTCGATCTGAGGCTCTTTCGGGCTCGCGCTCTTTGCTGCCTTCGCCTGTGCGCTGAGTGCGAGGCAAAGCTGGATGTAGCTCTTGAGCTCCCCTGCGTGCAGGCCGTTTCTCTTGTTCCCCTCCGGGTTTGCGAACTGGAAGAGGCGAAATTCAATGGTCCCTTTTGTGAAGGTCGCGTGGAGGTTGAGCATGTGGTACCGGCTGTCGTTGTAGTGCTCGTTTCGTCCGATGGTCGCGCCGTTTTCTGTGTACCAGATATCTGCCAGCTTCTGCATGGTCTGGGGCTTCTTCCGGTTGACCTCCGTAAGGAAGTCCCTGTTGACCGTCCTGCAGTAGCGCCAGATCCTGCTCTGGTCGATCCGGATCGCGCTGGTCAGGAGCCTCTCGTGGCTGGCCATCAAGTTTGCGAGTACCCGCAGGCTCTTCGCGTCGTGTCCGGCTGCGCCGATGTGGATGTGGACTCCGCACATGTGGGCCGGGTCGCTTTTCGCTCCCTTGTGGCGGAGGCGTCTCACCAGCTCCTGCAGGGTCTCGATGTCGTCGTAGGTGAGGATCGGCGTCACCATCTCGCATTTCTCTTCGTCGGTGCGGGCCTTGATGCTGGAGTCTCTCTGGAACTTCCATTCCCTTCCCTGGCTGTCCCAGGTGCTCCAGGTCATGTACCTGTTGCGGGCTGCGGTGTATTCGACCCTGCTGCTTCCGAAAAAGGCGGCCGCCTCTTTCGCTGCGTTCTGCCTCGTGATGTTGTACATTTCAATCTCGACCCCGATGGTCTGTGCTTTCATGGCCTCGATCTGCTTTCTGGTTGTTTCTTTCATAGTATGTGCTCCTTTCTGGGTATGTGCGGTTTTCCTTTGGTAGTGTATTAATCACTCTTTTCCGCACATATATCCAGCTAATTCGGAGCATAAACCTCACAAAGTTCGAGGCCAGAAACTGTGTATTTTATTGCCCATCAGTCGATCCGCCTGCAGTCATTTTCCCCGTAGGCGACTCCAAGGCCGCAGCCGTTATCCCAGTCCACATGGACCGTGCCGATCGCGTCAACGCCGACAACCGTTCCGAGCGTCCCGACCGGCGGTGCCTGATCGTCGTCCATCTTCAAAAGCTCCACCCGGCAGCCAACCAGGAAGTCTTCACGCAGGCGTTCAATGATCTCTTTACTTGGCGTCCTCATTGCTCTGTCACCTCCTCCGCTGCCTTCTGGGCCTCGCGCTTCTCGGCCTGCCGCTGCTGCCAGCGTTCTTTTTCCGCGTCAGTGCGAAAGGCGCAGTGGCCGGTGAGATTTGCCATCAGGACCTTGCGGGCCTCTTTGTATTCCGGGCCGTTCATCCCGAGGCGAGTCAGCCAGATCCGGAGCGCGTATTTCTCGTTCTCCTCGTTCACCGCCTTGGCCTGAATGCGCTTCTGATCCATGGCCTGCTTGTTCATCATTCCGCAGAGGATGGTGAAGGTCCGCAGCACCTCGGTGTCGTTCGTCTCCGGCAGGGTGCCAAATGTGATCCCTTCCGATGTGAAGGTCAGTCCATCGATCGCCTTGCCGTGCTCATCCTCGTAGGCGGCGATCGCGGCAAGCAGGCTTTCCCTCGTCAAAATGCAGGCTTCATCCTTCAGGGCTTCCGTCAGCCCCGCGTCAACCCTAAAGCCCGTGCCGAGCGCCTTGTTCAGAAGGTCCGCTCTGGTGTAGACCAGGTTGATCAGGTTCCGGATGGAGCTGCCGGTGTGCTTCGCCATAGGAACCTCGACCGTCAGGCTGATCGGTTCCGGCGTCCCAGCTTCTGCAGCAGGCTCCGCAGCCGGTGCCTCTTCCGGGGTGAAGCCGTCCGCGATCAGGTTATGAATAAGGCGCTCCAATGCGTCGGCGTCGTCGCAGAAAACCGTCCCGTTCTTGTCGATGGTGAAGTCGCCAACCGTGTACTCGAATGTCGGTGCCTTTTTGTAAACCGCCGTCTCGTGAATGATGTTTTCGATTGCCTTGACCAGTGCCTTGCGCTCTGTTCCTGTTACGTTAAATCTTGCTTCCATGGTCATCCTCCTTATGTGTGATCCGTGAGCCTATTCCCTCCGGGTATCGTATTAATCACTCTACCCGGCGGAAATAGCAACGAACACATCTGACAAATATGTGCAGGGGCAGTAGCCACTATGCACAAACCTCGTCATAGGTCAGTTTCTGCCCATCACGGAGCACATAGACCTCTGCAGCAACCTCGTGATCCTGACACCATGCCAGGTATCTCTTCACAATCACGTCCACGAACTTCGGATCAAGCTCAATGCCACGGCAGATCCGGTCCGTCTCGCAGCAGGCGATGAGCGTACTGCCGCTGCCGAGGAAGGGATCGAGCACGATTCCGTTGGTCATGGTGGAGTTCCGGAGCGGATAGCTCATGAGCGCCACTGGCTTCATTGTCGGGTGATCCTTGGACGTGCGCGGCTTGTCGTACTCCCAAACCGTCACCTGTTTGCGGTCCGAGTACCACTGATGCCTGCCGCTCTGCTTCCACCCAAACAGGCACGGCTCGTGAATCCACTGGTACGGGCTCCGGCCCAGAACCAGTGCGTTCTTCTTCCAGATGCAGCATCCGGAGAGATAGAAGCCTGCGTCCTTAAATGCCTTCCGGAAATTCAATCCTTCGGTGTCTGCGTGCCAGACATAGATGCTGCCGTCATCCGCCAGGTTTGCGTGCATGCAGCGGTAGGCCGAGAGCAGGAAATTATAGAAATCCGCGTCGGCCATGTTGTCGTTCATGATCTTCCCGGCAGTCTCCTCCACGTCGACGTTGTATGGCGGATCCGTCAGCACGAGGTTTGCCCTCTGTCCGTCCATGACGCGGGTATAGACTTCCTCACCTGTGGAGTCGCCGCAGATCACCCGGTGCGGTCCGAGGCACCACAGATCGCCCAGCTTTGAGAACACCGGCTTCTGCAGTTCCGCCTCAACATCGAAATCGTCCTCTTGCACATCTTTCGAGTGCACCTTATTGAAAAGCGTCTCGATCTCCGGCGGATCAAAGCCGGTCTTGCCAAGGTCAAAGTCCGAAGCCTGAATATCCTTCAGAAGATCCGCCAGAAGGTTCTCGTCCCATGCGCCGGTGATCTTGTTGAGCGCAATGTTGAGCGCCTTTTCGCGGGTCTTGTCGATATCCACAACCGCACAGGGCACTTCCGTGAAGCCCAGATCCATCGCTACGGTCAGCCTCTGATGACCACCGATGATCGTCATGTCCGCATTCACCACCAGCGGATCGGCAAACCCGAACTCCTCGATCGAAGCCTTGATCTTCTCATACTCCTTGTCGCCGGGTTTCAGTTTCTTACGCGGATTGTACTCAGCCGGTTTCAGAACGGTGACCGGCAGCACCTTTAGCTCTGCTGCTTTCATTGAGCCGTACCTCCATTTCCATCTTTTCGGCTTTATGCCGTTTTTCATAATTCCAAAAGTCATACCGGCATTTGTCCGAGCAGAACTTCCTCGGCCTGCCGTTCGCATTTCTCCCTACCGGCGCTCCGCACCACGGGCAGAACTGCTTCGCGCAGGCGGCCAGAAAACTGCTAATATCCTGATCTTCCATCCTTTATCCTCCTGACACGAAACCTTCACTGGCCAACTGCGGTTGACACGAAACTCCAATAAAAAAGCAGCGGTGGATTTTACTCCATCACTGCCTTCTGACAACGGTATTCGATTGTGCGCAACCCTTTGTTTACGCGGTTTTCCGGCACCCGGCGATCTATTTCGCGGGCCCTCTGGATCCCCCCTTAGCAATTTCGCGATTTTTAGCGCGAAAGGGGGCGGCGGTCCCTGGATACTTCACCGTAGAGAAGTGATCCGCCCCTGGGGGTCTCAGTAATGATACTCAGGTGTCTGATCTTCTCTCCTGGTTTTTATGCTGTGGTGGCGGTGGCAAAGAGCCTGCCAGTTGCTCCGGTCCCAGAACAGATTCTGGTCTCCGCGGTGCGGAACGATGTGATCCACGTCCGTCGCTTTCACGTACCGGCCTTCCCTCATACACTCCACGCACAGCGGGTGTGCTTCAAGGTACTGCTTCCTGGCTCTCTGCCACGCACTGCCGTAGCCCCTGCCTGCGGCAGGCCTTGCTTCCTCCGGGTGCAATGCCCTGTGCCTGTTGCAATACTTCTGTCCCGATGGGACAAGCGCCACACAGCCGGGATGCCTGCACGGCTTGTTCGGTTTGTACGGCATCATTCTCACCTCCGGTTAATTGACATAAATAGAGGCGGAACCGAAGTCCCGCCTCTACCTGGAAAGGAGTCCCAATATAGGATAATTATCTGTTGATTATTGCATTCATGATATTTCCAAAGTGCATCATGTGGGTCATTCTGTCATTCAGCGCATCCTCGAGCTCCCAGTCCCCATACACGCGCTTCACGTCTTTATCTTCCCACACATCGCCAAACTCTTCCATCCTCTCGATGAACTCTTCGCGTTCCTGTTTTGTCATACAGTTTCCTCCTGGTCTGAATTGTCATCCGGGCTCTTCTCTGTGGTGTCCGAACAGTTCTCTGTGCCCGTGAAAGCAGCGTCTTCGGAATCAGTATCCGCCTCTCCGCCGCCTGTCTCTGCATCGTACTGTTCGATTCCGGAAACAAGTTCCTGCTCGATAGCCGCCCTTTCTTCTGCTGAGAGTTCATCCGAATTATCAGGCTCTTCGGTCTTACTGAAATGTTCGTAGATCTTCAGGGCTGCTGCTCCGGCTAAGGCACCGAGAGCGCCATAAAGAAGTTTCTTAGGGCTCTCCGCTGCTTTTCCCGCCTTAAATCCCTTAAGGTAGCTGCTCTTCTGAAGTGCTTCGATCATATTCTTGGGTCCGTCAAATTTCTTGGCCAGTTTTGAAAGCTCTGCATAATCCCATACCTTACCCATATCCTTGTCCTCCCTTGTCATATAATACTGAGTTTGTCATTCGCATCATCTATATCAAAAGAGCTAAGCAGCTCCTCTTTTTCGACCCGGGCATTTTCTGTGTCTATCAGAATGGCCGTCATGTTCCCCCGGTAGGAATTACGTCCCCCGATCTCACAGAGCTCATCGAACAGGCTCTCATCATCTACTACGATAGAAGCCTTCCTGCCCGGATCTGCTTTTGCTGTTGAAAATCTGCTGAACATGATATCTGCCCTGTCAGGAAGAGATACCACGGCCTGCTCATCCACACCCGGATCCCTTGCCCAGAAAATGAACCACCAGCTGGAGATCTCCTGTTCTGTTATGATGAGATACTCATCGGGATACGCCCTTTCCCCTTTAAGGCCGACTCTGTCTCCCATCCGGCAGTTAATTTCTTTATCTGCCAGTGCCTTGACAATGATTCCCAGTGCTGACGCCCTGAACTGTCTCTGCCTTTTTTCAAATTCCAGCAGCATATCATTATTGTAGGAAAGTGTTTCTTTCGATTTTCTCTGCTCCTGGCTCCTGATGCCGCTCTCTGCCGCAAGCGCGGCTCCTACTAAGGCGCCCGCAACCGGGTTGATTATCGCCGCCCCGAGAGTGACAAGACTTGCTCCCGCTAAAAATCCGGCCGGGGGCGATGGGCTGTCTTCAGCGAGAAGATAGGCCATATCACATCCCAGGACTTCAGCCAGCTTCTCATAAGTGCTCCTCTTCCTTGGCCTGACGTTCTCCTTCTCGTAAGAGATATAAGAACGGCGAGACACACCGATCTCTCCGGCGACTTCCTCCTGCCGCAAGCCTTTTGCCTTTCTAAGTTTTCTGAGCTTTACACCGAATTCCATTCTGCGCTCCTTCACACCTCAGCACTCAAGCTTCACATTAACTTCACTTTTAATAATACATGTGAAGCAGTATGCTGTCAACCTGTAATTCGAATGAATTCTGAATGCATCAGCTCATAAGATCATCACTTTAGTTCATTCCGACAGATATGGCATTTCAATTTGTGTTCTTCAGCGCACCAGTCCCCATTCGGCAAACTTTTCGAAGCCGCCGATCCTGTGAATATAGTCACGCGCGGTCTCCACGATCTCTCCAAAGGGCACATCGCCAATGTGATCGTCACCGATCGCGCAGCAGACTTCCACAGGCTTCCCGGTTTCCTGTGCTTTGAGCCACGCCCAGATATTCACTGATACGTCCGCCTTGGACAGATCCTTCCCGTGCAGGCCGCCTCCCGTAACGCTGTCCGCCATGTCGCTTCCAAGCTTGCGGTTCGTGGCTCCCGTGTCAACGTCTGTACCTCCCGTCCAGTCGCCAAGGGGATTGATCTCTGCTTTCGGATACCAGATACGGAGTTTCTCCGTAGCTGCGCCGCTCTGACAGATGATCAGCCGCTTACCGTCCATGATGTATTTTCCGTCACAGCCGTATTCGTTGTACAGCTCTTCGGCAATTGCGGTGAGATATTGCTGCTCCGGCTTCAGGGGAACTCCCCTGAAGATTCCGTTGTCCCCGCACCGGAAACCGTTCTCCTGGTTCCTTGCGAGATGGACGTCCTGCGCTGCTTCCACATAGTCTACCGCCACTTTCCCGGCTATCCTGTTCACTGCGGCTTCGATCTCATACAGAGGCAGGGCGATATCCGTTTCCGCGATAATGTGGCAGATGCCGTGCCCCAGAAGGACCTCCACCGCGATCCGGGGATCAGCTTCCTGTTTATAGGCGATGTCCACTACAGCTCCGGCGATGCGATCCGCCTGTTTGTCGGGATGTGAGGGGTTCACTTTTTCAAACATGATATTCCTTCCTTTCATTCAAAAAGCCCCGGAAAGTTCCGGGGCTCTCACGCGTTTTTCATGATATAAACATATCAGATTCCGCAACGGCAATTTTATCCCGTTTTGGACACGAAACTCATAACTTGCCGAACAGCAGGACCGTCAGCCGGTCCAGAGCCCTGTTCTTGCGCTTGTAAGCAGTCGGCTGCTCGATATTCAGATACTCCGCAATGTAGCAGGCAGCGCTGCTGCCATAGCCGTTGCTGTCGCCATAAAAGGTCTCAAGGCAGTACCGCTCTTCATCAGTGAGCTGCTCCCACGCCGGCTTGAACCAGTCCATATACTCGACTGCCTGCCGGTAGCGCTCCTTAATGATATCGATCTCTTCAATATTCTTTATGATCCGTTCTTCCGCGGCCTGCGGATTGTGGGTCTTGGGCATGCCGTCATAATCAGGGCTTCCGACACCGGTCATCTTATCATGGATCCGTTTGATCTCATCATCGGTGCTGTTCAGGATGAACCGCATGGCGTCGTAGTCCTTGATCGCGGCGATCGTCGCCGACCGCTTGTCCAGATACTTCCACATAATGCTCATGGCTCTTACCTCCGAAAAAATAATTAGAAATTGCTGTTTCCCGGATTGCCATCAGATTGGCTCAGATTGTCAGGTGTGCTTTAACAGCGGATATAAGGTTCTGCTGGGTCATGTCCTTATGCTTCAGGGCATCCAGAACGTCGCAGTCCACAGTATCCCTCGTCAGGATGTGATGGATAGTAACTACCTCTTTCTGCCCCTGCCGCCATAAGCGTGCGTTTGTCTGCTGATACATTTCCAGCGACCACACAAGCGAAAACCAGATCAGTATGTGGCCGCCCTTCTGGATATTGAGGCCGTGCCCGGCGCCCGCAGGTGAGATCAGGCCGACCTGGATCCTGCCGGCATTCCAGTCCGCGATGTCCCGCTCGCCCTTCAGGTCTCTTGGCTCATATCCCAGATCAGTCAGGTGCTCCCTGATGCGCTCATGATCATGCTGAAACCAGTAGGCCACAAGTACGTTCTGTCCATTGGCCTGCTCGATGAGGTCGCCCAGCATCTCCAGTTTCCGATTATGGATGATCCGCATCTTCCGTTCGTCATTGTAAATGGCACCGTTCGCCATCTGCAGGAGCTTTCCGGAAAGGACCGCTGCGTTGGCGGCGTCAATCTCCTCACCGTCCACTTCCACCAGAAGCTGCTTCTTCATAGCGTCATACAGTTCTCTCTCGTCGGTATCCATGTCCGCGTAATGGCTGACCATCACCTGCTCCGGCATATCGAGGTAGTCCAGCGCCTTCATGGAAACGGTGATGTCTGAGATCTTACTGTAGATCGCTTCCTCTGCTCCGGGAAGAGGCACGTAGTTATACACAACTCCGGTATATGGATTCATTCCCGCAGGCTTAAAGTAAGCCTCGCGGTACCGGCTGATAAACCTGCCCAGCCTCACGCCCTTGTCCACCAGGAAGGTCTCTGCCCACAGGTCAAGCAGTCCATTGGATGCAGGCGTACCTGTCAGACCGACCAGCCTCCTGATCTGCGGACGCACCTTCCGCAGTGCTTTCCACCGCTGGCTCTGGTTGTTCTTAAAAGAAGAGAGCTCGTCAATCACCACCATGTCAAAGGGCCATGGGATCCGGCGCTTTTCCAGGTAGTTGACCAGCCACTTCACGTTTTCCCGGTTGATCACGTAGATGTCTGCCGGTACCCGCATAGCTGCTTCCCGCTGTTTTGCACTGCCCACGATTACAGTCATCTTCAGGAAGTTCGCATGCTCCCAGGTGCGGCACTCTTCCGGCCATACTGTCTTCGCAACACGTAAGGGTGCGATCACCAGCACCTTACCAACGTCGAAGCTGTCAAACATCAGGTCCAGAATCGCGGTCAGGCTTATACAGCTCTTCCCAAGTCCCATCTCAAGAATCAGCATTGCTTCCGGATGCGCTTTCAAAAACTCCACACAGTAATTCTGATATTCATGTAAGTCACTTCTTTTCATCGATTTCCCTCATTAGTTGATGTATAAGCGCTGGTCCGTTCAGATCAGTCAATGCTTCAAAGTACTGTGAACAGAAGAACTTTGTGATCTCCCGGACTGTAGCCTGCGCCTTACCGTCATTCGGGTACTTCTTCAGTCTCCGGTAAGCCGGCCGGAAGTCCTTCACTGCCTGCATGATGACCGCGTTTGCGAGTGCCTTGTAATTCGCTCTGTACATTCAGTTCTCACCCACCTCCCTCAGGATGCCCGGAATCTGCTCCGGGTCGTCTAAGACACAGACATGAAAGCCCAGATCCCGAAGCTCTTTATGGCGTTTCTCCTGCAGGGGCCGGGGCTCCTTTCCGGGAGCCTTGACCTCGACAAAACCGATGTGCGCACCCGGCAGAAGGACCAGGCGGTCAGGCATTCCGTCAGTGCCCGGCGATACGAGCTTTGGACACATGCCGCCCCTCGCCTTTACTGCATTCGCGAGTTTCCGTTCAATCTGCTTTTCCCGCATAGCGGTACCTCCGGCGCTTTTCCCGCTCCGTCTGTTCATATTGTTCCCGGCAGGATTCAAATACTGCTGCCATCCCCGCATAGGCCTGGATCCGGTCAATGTACTTTCTAAGCAGCCTGTGCCTGCCGTCAGTCTTTCCGGGGCCGTTCCGCGGGATACCTTCACGGTCACTGGCCATCACGCCTGCAAGCTTTCCCGCGCCGGTTTCCGCCCCTTTATGGTTTCGTCTCAGATTACTTAAAAAAGTCATCGCTCCTCAGCTCCTTTCATCACCTGATATTTGAGGGTGCAGGTTGGTGCACCTCTCGCATAAGAGTTATATGGCATTATTGATTCTGTTTTTTTTCTCCTATAGGATCCCCTGTCAGAAAGGTGCACCAACCTGCACCCCCGGTAAAAAATCCAGTATCCATGCGGATTTTCAGACTTCTCAAAGTGCAGGTCGGCGCAGGTCTGTGCAGATCGATTCAGCAGCATCTCCTCACAGTGAACCGCTAAAAATGCTTCATTTTTATGCATTGGGTATAGAAATCCCCTTCACCGACCTGCACCAGGGCGCACCTTTCAGGTGTCAAATTCTGACTTGACCCGCAGTCCCAGAACCATTATTCCCTTCCTGGTTTTCTTCCGTTCAAAGTCCCGCTGCGCCAGAGCGCCGTAGAAATCCGCGGTGCCTCTGGCATACTCACCCATGCGCAGACAGTAAGCGCGATACTCCTGATACAGCTCGCCGGACTTCTCCCGATAGCCCGGATCGATCTCACAGCAGTCCTCCAGGAATTCTCCCATCCAGTCATTCTGCCCGCGGTAAGCATCGATGGCGTCCTGCACCACCTGCGGATTCTTCAAATGAAAATCCTTGTCAATGATGCGCCGTGCGCCTTCGATGATCCACGAAAGCACAGCCGGACCTGCGTGCTCAAAAAGGAAATCTGCATAGTTTTTCACGTCGCTCTTTCCCTCAAACACGGCATTGAAGGGGATTACGATGAGCCGCCTCCAGGTGCCCTCGTCGGTTGCCCCCACCTTAGGCAGGTGGTTCGTGTACAGAACCAGAGTGTGTGACGGTGTGAAGGATGCGGGCTTGCAGAACTTCTTCTCACCGTAAATGTCATCGGTGGAAGTAAGCTGCTTGACTACAGAGGTGTTGAGACGCATGCCCTCTTCCAGCTCCTTTGCCAGCGCCAGGCGCACGCCCTTAAGTTCCGCCATTTCCGGCTTTACATTCCTGCGGCAGCCTACGGTCAGCGTGTCTGCTGACACGTTCCCTGCATATCCGCCGAGGACCCTCGCAATGGTATTCCAGAATGTCGACTTGCCGTTGCGTCCTTCCCCATACGCGATGATCATGGCCTCCATATATACCCTGCCGATGGCAGAAAGGCCTACGACTTCCTGTACGTAACCGATCAGCTCCCGGTCATTCAGGAAGGTCTTGTTCAGAGCATCCTGCCACAGGGCCTCTCCCTTATCGCCGGGCTCCACCGCCGTAACTTTTGTGCAGTAATCCTTCCAGTCATGCTCCCGCATGCCTTCCAGTCCATCCGCCAGGCGGACAGATCCCTGAGGTGTATTGAGAAGAAGCGGATCGGCATTGAGCTCCTCAAGCTTCACTCCGATCATAGGCTTAGCCGCTTCCATAGCGGAGCGGATGTATTTGATGTTCCGTCGGCCCATCACGAACTTGTGATAAGAAAGCGCAGCCAGGTATTCCATAAGGAGACGGATCTGATCACCGTTAAGCCCGTCCATGGCCCTTTTTCCGCCGGACAGTGCATCTTCGCCGGCACCGGAGTTCAGGACCGCCTGCTTTGTGGTGAACATGAGGAGCTCCGCGTCAGCAAGCTGCTGATCCAGGAACTCGATCGTCGCACCGAGCGCCGCTTCCTTTGATTCTTCCCAGTAAGTACCGTTGTAGCGGAAAAAGTCTGTCGCAGGATTGAAGCAGATCTCGTCTCCGTATTCCTTTGACAGGACCTTCGCCTGCCCGATATCAGAGTAATCCTCGGGCTTTAAGCACCCCGCGGGTCCGGCGATCCTTGCGGCATTGTATTTCTCAGGAGGCACATATCCCTCCTGCGCTGAGACAACCTTTTCGAACTTCTTTGCGCTGAGCCAGATCTTCCTGAGCTCCCCGCCCGGCAGGGGCGGATCACACTTTTTCGACTCCTCCATGAAAATCTCCCGCGAGATGTCGTTCCAGCCGTAGCGCTTTACTACCCGGCCGGCAAACCGGCTCATAGTGGCATTCCGGCTGCCCTCTTTAATGATGTAACTGCCGCCGTAGACGCCCTTGTTCATCTCTTCGTCGAAGTCATCCTCTTCTATGACTTCATCCAGTTTCTTCGTACCGGGAAAGTAGTCCACCCGGGGGTTTTTTGTTCCGTAGAAGAAGTGGGCCGAATCCATCGCTTTAGGATCGACATAAGGGCAGATCAGGGCCACCCGTTCCTTCATAGCTTTGTAGGCAGCATGATCCGTAATCTCATCGATCTCCAGAAAGGCATGGAACTTCGGCCTCTCTGTCTTTCCGTTCTTCTTTTTCATGTGGTGCCGGCTGTAATGGATGCCGATCGTCACATCCGGAAATGCTGCCCGCAGGTCCTCCGGCGTAATCCAGTCTTCCGGATTTTCCGAGTGGTCATTGTCAAACTCCACAACCAGGCAGTTGCTTCTTATAAAATTCGCATTGCTGCGGTAACTGTTCTTATACTCTGCACAGACGTAGTCGCGGGCGACTGCCCGTTTAAGCGATTCCGCATCTGTCACATCAGCCCTGTGCGGGTAGAGGCAGTTTTCCTCCCTCCCGAGGCAGTCAGCGTAAAAAATAGTAAACATGGGCTATTCCTCCTTAGGCAGAACAAGCTGCCGTTCTACTTCATCCAGGTTTCTTTTGAGATTCCTCATCGATCCTTTCCAGTAGGGCCTCACAAAGGTTTTTCCCCCTGAGGGGAGCCGGCGCCAATGTCCGACCACATGCCAGACCAGAGCATGATAGGTACGGCTCCGGCCTCCGCCTGTAATGGCATCGATCAGCTTTTCCGTACCGATGTATCTCTGTTTCACGTACCGCACGATCCTCTTCCGGTTTCCCTTATCATCGATGGACGTGACCTTCACCTTCTGTTTTGCCCCCTTGCGGAATACATCCTTCACAACAGGGTGAAGCAGCGCGATCATCACACCGTACCACGCGTTCATCACAAATCCCGCCATCTTAAGCAGCGCATTGACAGCGATTTTCTTTTCCCGGATCATCTTCTCCGTCATGCCGATGTGTCCGATATCATCCACAAAATTGATCCCATTGATGCCGTGCATGACAAACAGGGGGCAGGCGATCTGCCTGGGACCGAGATAGATGATCAGGGCTCCAACGCGGGCTTCTTTGTTTTCAGCAATGATCTGCCGGTAGTTTTTGAAGATCACAATGCGGTAGGTGTCTGTCGCAGAATCTTTTCCTTTGATCGAGAGCTCCATATCTGTCAGCGGGATACTTCCGCTGATCAGGATGTCGGCAGGCGTTCCGGCATCAGCTGCAGGCGTGCTCTCATGCCAAAGCCGGTTGAGCTGCTTTATGTCATCAAAGGTCACCGTGACCCGGTCACTCGGATTGGTCTCATTGATCTCCGACCACAGCTCCCTGTTGCGTTCCTCGTCCAGGAACCTGGCATACATACTGTTCAGAGCAGAGTTCTGCTCAGTGACCCCGTTGGCCCTGCGCATCTCTTCCACCCTGGCGTGATATTCCTTCCAGGTCGTGACCTTCTCGGCCTTTTCCATATATCTGGTGTAAAACTCTTCAAACCGGGCATCGTCCATCAGGTTAAAGGCGTCCACTGCTTTCTGATACTGGTCCTTCGTCGATACCTGGGAGAACTGATAAAGCATCTCATCCTCAATATCTCTGCGTTCCATACTTGTCATCTGATTGGCCTCCTTATTGTTTCCGGCAGACCGGAATCCCTCAAGCCTGCTTCGTTCCTTTATCAGTCATCCACATCGCAGCGCTGGTCGTTGATGACATCGCGTGCAAAGTCGAGAGCTTTCATAACAGCGTCCAGTGCTGCGTCCCCGCAGCATGCGATCTCAATACCGAAGATCTCTCCATCGTCGTTAGCGACCGGCTCGAAATGGAAATCACCTTCCAGGCACACGAGGTTCAGATAGGTTCTGCCCCCGGCTTTTCTGCAGGGTGTTCCTTTATACCCGGTTGTACCGGCTTCAACAAGCAGCTCTGTGCGGCGGCCCGTAACCGACCTTTCAAATGTCTCCACAATTCTGTCATTTATCCTTTTGTGTTTTTCCTCAACTGCAAACATTGGTCTCTTCCTCCTTTAAATATCTGAGCGGTATTCCTGCTTCTGCTGTGCCGCGCCCTGCGGGTGAATCCCTGTTTCTGATCTCCATGGAAAAACATCTCCTTTCACCGTTCTGCTTTCCCATGCCTGCTTAGGCGCGATTTTTATAACGAAAATCGAAATTTTCTATCGCTTCCTTTTTTATAGAAAATGCCGCCCCCGGAAATTTCTTCGGGGACGGCTATAAAAATGTCTTCTAAGCAGGCATGGGAATACAGCCGGAGATGTGGCGGCGATAATTTCATAAAATTTGAAAACCGTTATAAAAATCCGGCCTAAGCAGGCATGGGTAGTTGAGAACAGAAGAAAGGAGGAACCTTTTATGACAAAGAAGGACAAACAGGTTCTCATTGACGGACTCAGGAAGCTGGCAGCGGATGTGGCGGATCTCGCCTCGATGCTGGAAGGATCTGAGGGAGCGTCACAGAAACAGGCCGCCCCTGTTAAGGAGCCGGCTCCCACAGTAACGGAGGAGGCACCTGCAAAAGAACCAGCTCCTGCGGTAATGGAAGAAGCACCCGCAAAGGCGTACACCTACGAGGAAGTCAGGGCGATCCTCGCTGAGAAGTCCAGAACAGGGTTCCGGGCAGAAGTTAAAGCGCTCCTCTCCGCTCACGGCGTGAAGCAGCTTTCCGATGTGAAGACCCCGGAGGAGTTCGCCGCGATCATCGCTGAAGCGGAGGTGATCGGAAATGGCTAAGCATGCATACCTGGCCGCTTCCGCCAGCGAGCGGTGGCTGCGGTGCCCTCCCAGCGCAAAGCTCTGCGCTCAGGAAGAGGACCGCGGATCACCTTACGCGCAGCAGGGTACGGATGCCCACGAGCTCGCGGCCTATCTCACTGAGAAGGCGCTGGGCCGTAACACCCGCGATCCCACTGAAGGCCTGACATGGTACGACGCGGAGATGCAGGAAGCCGCCGAGGGCTACGCAGCTTTCGTCATGGAGCAGGTCGCTGAGGCAAAGAGACTGTGCGCTGACCCGCTGGTCTGTATCGAGCAGACTCTGGATTTCTCAAAATGGGTCGAGCACGGTTTCGGAACCGGTGATTGCGTGATCGTAGCAGACGACCTGCTTCATATCGTTGACCTGAAGTATGGCGTCGGCGTACTTGTCAGCGCATCCGGCGAAGATGGGACAGGCAACAGCCAGCTCAAGTGCTACGCGCTGGGCGCGCTGGATACCTTCGGAGACCTGTACGACATCCGCCGCATCAAGCTCTCGATCTACCAGCCCCGCAGGGGGAACGTCGATACTTTCGAGATGACACGACAGGACCTGCTGAAATGGGCTGACGACGTACTGGCCCCGATTGCCGCGCTGGCCTACGATGGCCTTGGCGAATTCAATGCCGGCGACCACTGCCAGTTCTGTAAGGTCAAGGCGACCTGCCGGAAACGGGCTGAGTACAATCTGGATCTGGCAAAGTACGATTTCGAAGAAGGACCGCTGCTGGAGGCAGATGAGATCGCCGGGATCCTGCCACAGATCGACAGCCTCGTATCCTGGGCCGAGGACATCAAGTCCTACGCGCTGGAGCAGGCTCTTTCCGGAGTCCGGTACCCCGGCTTCAAACTGGTCGAAGGCCGGAGCAACCGCAGGTACACCGATGAGGCGGCAGTCGCCGCGGTCGTATCGAATGCCGGATACGATCCGTATGAGAAAAAGCTCCTCGGCATCACAGCGATGACGAAGCAGCTCGGCAAGAAGATGTTTGATGAGCTCCTTTCCGGACTCATCGTCAAACCACAAGGTAAACCCGTGTTAGTTCCGCAGACAGACAAGAGGCCGGAACTTAACACAGCAGCAAATGATTTTATGGAGGATTAATAAAATGGCAAAGGGAATGAAGAACCCGACAAAAGTTGTAACCGGAAGACACACTGTTTTTTCTTATCTGAACGTCAATGAGCCCAAGACGCCGATGGGCGGCGGAACTCCGAAGTACAGCGTCTCGCTGATTATTCCGAAATCCGACACAGTGACCGTCGCCAGGATCCGCGCCGCGATCAAGGCAGCCTATGATGAAGGCCAGTCCAAGCTCAAGGGCAACAGCAAATATGTGCCCGCACTGGAGGACCTGAAGACCCCGCTGCGTGACGGCGACAAGGAGCGCAAGGGCGACGAGGTTTACAGGAACGCCTTCTTCGTGAATGCGAACTCCACCACCAAGCCGGGTGTGGTTGACGCTGACTGTCAGCCGATCCTTGACACCTCGGAGCTCTACTCCGGGATCATCGGCAGAGCGAGCGTGAACTTTTACGCGTTCAACAGTAACGGCAACAAGGGCATCGCTTGCGGTCTCAACAACCTGCAGAAGCTCTCTGACGGCACACCGCTCGGCGGACACAGCCGCGCTGAGGATGACTTCGCTGATCTGGATGATGAGGATGACGAGGACTTCCTGTCCTGAAGAGTGATCGAAGGGAGCGGGCGATCTGCCCGCTTCCTTTTTTATGAGAAAGGAGTGTAGTGGAAATGCGGAACCTGTCCCTGGACCTTGAGACAAAATCAAGTGTCGACATCACGAAGTGCGGCGCCTATAAATACGCAGAATCCCCGGACTTCGAGATTCTGCTCTTTGGTGTGTCTGTTGACCATGGCCCCATCACAGTGTACGATCTCGCCTGCGGTGATGCTGTTCCTGATGAGATCATCGCCGCCCTTTCCGACGATCACGTGATGAAGTGGGCCTATAATGCCAGCTTCGAACGCGTCTGTTTGTCCGTCTGGCTGCGCCGCAATTACCCGCAGTACTTTAAGAGCTACAGCATTCCCGGCGATCCCGTCCGGAACTACCTCGATCCGTCCTCATGGAAATGCACGCTGGTCTGGGCCGCCTACAACGGACTGCCCCTGGGACTGGAGAATGTCGGCGCCGTCCTCGGCTTTGAAAAACAGAAGCTCAAAGAAGGGAAGGACCTCATCAGGTACTTCTGCTGCCCCTGCAAACCCACAAAGAAGAATGGCGGAAGGTCCTGGAATCTGCCCCGCCATGATCCGGAAAAATGGGCATTGTTTAAGAAATATAATGAGCGTGACGTGCAGGTGGAAATGCAGATACAGGAGCGACTTAAGAATTACCCGGTCCCGGATTCCGTCTGGGACGAGTACCATCTCGACCAGGAGATTAACGACCGCGGTATTATGATTGATCAGGAAATGGTCGCCCAGGCTCTTCGGATCGACGAGCTGTCCAAGACTGACCTGACCGCCAGAATGCAGAGAAAAACCGGTCTCGAGAATCCGAACTCAGTGGTTCAGATGAAGAATTATCTCACAGAAAAGGGAATGGAAGTCGACAGCCTCGGTAAGAAGGAAGTCGCCGCCATGATGAGGACCGCGCCGGATAATCTCAAAGAGGTGCTCTCGCTCCGGCTGCAGCTGGCCAAAAGCTCCGTCCGGAAGTACCGGGCGATGCAGAATGCGGTCTGCGCTGACGGACGCTGCCACGGCATGTTTCAGTTTTACGGTGCCAATCGAAGCGGCCGATGGGCCGGGCGCCTGATTCAACTGCAGAATCTTCCCCAGAACCATATGGGGGATCTGGAGCAGGCGCGTGATCTGGTGAAGGCCGGTGATTATGAAATGCTGGACATGCTGTACGACTCAGTCCCCGGAGTGCTGTCTGAATTGATCCGCACTGCCTTCATTCCGCGACCGGGATACAAATACATTGTCAGTGACTTTTCCGCCATTGAAGCCCGCGTGCTCTCCTACCTTGCCGGTGAAAAATGGCGGGTGGATGTATTCCGCAACGGCCGGGATATCTACTGCGAGAGCGCCAGCAGAATGTTTGGCGTTCCGGTCGAGAAGCACGGCGTAAACGGGCACCTCAGGCAGAAAGGCAAGATCGCAGAGCTGGCTCTTGGCTACGGCGGCAGCGTCGGCGCTTTAAAGGCGATGGGCGCCCTGGACATGGGGCTGACCGAAGATGAGCTTCAGCCGCTGGTCACCATGTGGCGCGAGTCAAACATGAACATCGTGGCTTACTGGTGGGCGGTCGACAATGCTGTTAAAAACGTAGTCAAAACGAGAATCTCTCAGAGAATCGGCCCGGTGTGTTTTGAATGCCGCAGCGGAATGCTGTTTATCACACTGCCTTCCGGCAGGCGGCTTGCCTATGTTAAGCCGCAGATCGGCGAGAACCGCTTCGGCGGGGAGTCCGTCACCTACATGGGGATCGACGCCGCAAAGCACTGGTCCAGGATAGAATCTTACGGCCCCAAATTCGTCGAAAACATCGTGCAGGCCGTGAGCAGAGATATCCTGGCCTGCGCCATGAAAACCCTCCGTTTCTGTCAGATCGTCGGCCACGTCCACGATGAACTCATCATTGAATGCAGTCCGGAAGTCTCGCTGGATGCAGTCTGTGAGCAGATGGGGAGGACACCTTCCTGGCTCCCCGGCATCGAGCTTCGGGCAGACGGGTACGAGTGCTTTTATTATCAAAAATCATGAATTCATGATTTATTATCACTGGGGCACTGTCTAAAAAAGAAGTATAAAAAGCGCTGGGAAGAATTACCCAGCGCCTATTTTTTAGTCAAATACTTATAAGGTCAGACTCTCTCACTTATCGATATACGGTGATGAAGATATTCCTTTACTTCTAAGATCCGAAACCTTTTTATCCAAAAACTTTCTCCAAAACCTATTAAACCAGGCAGTATTTCCAAATACTCTCACAACAGCAGGACTTATGGAATAATATACGTAAATAAAGGCTTTTCCAAATATAGTTTTTGACAAAGTCTGGTCCCTATATCTACGGAGTGTCCATACTTCCGGACAATCATATGAACCGTATACAGCAGTTGCAATATAGCATCCGCTTGTCGGTGCCGCCGGAGGGGCCACATATGACGGATCCTGTCCTTTTATTTCAGTATTCAGCCGGTTCAGTTCCGTTGTTCTGAAATTTGCGTTAAACACTCTCGGATGTGTATTAAGAAATTTAACTGATAGTAGCTGAACATTTTTAATATTGTTTTTATCCTCAGGAATACATTGCTTTAATGTGTTTTCAATCAGTTTCAGTATTACATGTGCTGACGTTGCTCGATCTATATATTCCCTGAATCCGTGAAGCTCAGCTTCAAAATATAAGGATCGGTTCACTAAAGGGATTTTTTAATAGTCCGAATAGTGGTGATCCCTGTTTACGAGTTTTTTGCTGTTGAATCGTCTGTTTCCAGAGGCT